AGCGTACATTCAAGGAGGCTAATATGAACGAAGTACAATTATTTAATTTTGAAAGTCATGAAGTAAGAAGTCTTTTGCTTAACAATGAGCCTTGGTTCGTCGGAAAAGATGTTGCTGATGTTCTCGGGTACCAAAACGGTAGTAGAGATATTAACCGACACGTAGATGAAGAAGATAGGCAAAACTACCAAAACGGTACTTTTGATTCTCCAAGAGGGATGACAATCATCAATGAATCAGGTCTATACAGTTTAGTCCTCTCAAGCAAGTTACCAAGCGCTAAGAAATTCAAACGTTGGGTTACATCTGAGGTGTTGCCAGCATTAAGAAAAACAGGGCAGTACCAAGTGAAGGAGTTGAGTGGCTCAGAACTCATGGCTAAGGCATTAATCGAGGCTCAAAGTGTTCTAGCTGCTAAAGACAAGCAGATTGAGGAGATGAAGCCAAAGGTTGTATTTGCTGATGCAGTAGCAACTAGCCATACATCTATCCTTGTTGGTGAACTTGCCAAAATCTTAAAGCAGAATGGCATTGACATGGGTCAGAAGCGTTTATTCGCATGGCTCAGAGAAAAAGGCTATCTGATCAAGCGTCAGGGTACTGATTACAACATGCCTACACAGAAGGCTATGGATCTAGGTCTCTTTGAAATCAAGGAAGGCTCTTACGTCAACGGCTCAGGAGTGAATATCACTACTAAGACGCCTAAGGTTACTGGCAAGGGTCAGCAGTATTTCATTAACAAGTTCCTTCGATAGGAGGCGATGAAAATGGATGAACTTAATATCTCTGTGGAAGAGGTTTGTAAGACAATCCACAAGAGCCGTGACTTCGTTATAAATGCAGTGCAGCAAGGCATGATGCCTGGTGCTGTCGTTGTTTCGAAAACAGGGATTAGAAGTGTTCACATTCCTAGAAAGGCTTTTGAAGCCTATATGAATGAATGGAACACAAGTCCAACCGATAAGGTTATTCAAGCATTATTTAAGAAGTATACAAAAGAATAGTGCTTTAGTTGCTCGTAGGCACCTAAGGCCAAAGAAGGCAAATAATATTATTGTAGAATGTTTCGTTTTCATTTTTTTTGGAAATACCCTTCGTATGTGTATCTTACATTGAATATATCAATCCTTTTTAAATAATTTGTCTGTTGATCAAATAAATGCTTTCTTTGGCGCTAAGTGCTTATGAGCACAAAAAAAGACACGTGCTGCTAACACGTGCCTAGATGAATAAAAAGACAACGTGGTTATTGTACCACAGAAAAGGAGAGCTTTCTATGGAAAGAAGAAAACCAAGACTAAAAATCCCATTTTTTAAAAGAATGTGGAGAAAATACGGATTTCCTAGAATTCGTAGAACTAGAAAGTATCAAAAATTAAGAATGAAGGTGATGGGGGTATGAATAGATTTGAAAAAGGCATCATTATCGTATCTAATTTAATTATTTTAATCAGTTTCATTTCAGGAGTTGTAAGTGGCAATAACTGGAATTCTACAGGAATGAGAGTTCTAAGTGTTGCATCATTAAGCATGAACTTAATTATTCTTGAGTACATGCTAGTTGTTATTAGAAATAAATAAAGGAGAAGAAAATTATGGAAAAGAAAGCATTTATTAAAGTCGAATCTGATGAAGTGGGAGCTCGCATCCACTCAAATGGCAGTAATTATCAAATGTTATTAATGATGTCATTATTAATTCAAGCTTTTAAAGACGGTCAATTAACAAATGAAGACAACCCAAATAATAAAACATTTAAACAAATCGTTGACTTCATTTTTAAGAAGCCAAGAGAAGCATCAATTGCACTTATTCATATTATCGGTGTTGATGGAGATTTAGATTTTTTATTCAAAAGTGAAAAGGAGAATAATTAAATGGATAAGATTAAGATTAATTCTCTTGAATTAGAGAATGTTAAAAGAATTAAGGCAGTACAGTTAGAGCCATCTGAAAAGGGCTTAACAATCATCGGTGGTGATAATGCACAAGGAAAGACATCAGTACTTGATGCTATCACTTGGGCATTAGGAGGCAATAAATACAAGCCATCCAAGCCAACACGAGAAGGGTCTAACATTCCTGCAGCTCTTAAAATAACTCTTTCAAACGGAATTGTGGTCGAAAGAAAAGGTAAGGCAGGCGCTCTAAAGGTAACTGATCCATCAGGCCTTAAAGGAACACAAGGGCTTCTTGATTCGTTTATCAGTGAATTTGCGCTAGATCTTCCAAAGTTCATGCAGATGAACGATAAAGATAAAAGCGCTACATTATTAAAAGTCATTGGAGTTGGTGAACAGCTTAATGAACTGGAACAGAAAGAAAAAGCTTTCTATCAGAATCGTACAGAAACAGGAAGAATTAAAGACAGAAAGAAGAAAGCATATGAAAACATGCCTGTATTTGAAGAAGCCCCAGAAGCCTTACTAGATATCAAGGAACTTATTGAACAGCAACAGAAGATTCAGAAGGTTAATGCTGATAATGAAAGGATCAGACAGGAAGCAAAGAACAAAGGAATGAATGCTTCCTATCTTAAGAAGAAGCTTGATGATATCGAAAAAGAATATCTAAAAGCCAAAGAAGAAGCAGAAAAAGCATCAAGAGAAGCAGAAGAAGCTTCCACTGAACTAGAAACACTGATTGATATCGATACATCGCCAATTGAAGAACAGATTTCTTCAATTGAAGAAATTAATGCAAAAGTAAGAGCCAATTTCGAAAGAAAAAAAGCATACAAGGAGTATGAAGAACTGCAGAGTGAATATGATGACTACACTGCTGCTTTAAATGAAGTAAAAGAACAGAAGGTTAAATTATTGGACAATGCAGATCTTCCTCTTGAAGGATTATCAGTAGAAGAAGGAAGACTTACATATCATGGACAGAACTGGGATAACATGTCTGGTTCACAGCAATTAAAGGTCGCAACTGCAATCTGCAAATCAATCAATCCTAAATGTGGATTTGTCTTATTAGATAAGTTGGAACAGATGGATTTGAAAACTTTAAAAGAATTTGGTGCTTGGCTTGAAAAAGAAGGATTACAGGCGATTGCTACAAGAGTATCTCAAGGTGATGAGTGTTCTGTAATCATCGAGGATGGATACATCAAGAAAGAAGAACCAGCTGAACATAAATGGGAAGGAGTGAAATGGTAATGGATTTTGAAATTACAAAAGGGACAGTCCAGAAACCTTATAAAGTAGTTGTATATGGTCCTGAGGGAATTGGTAAGTCAACCTTTGCTTCTCATTTCCCTGACCCTTTATTTATCGATACAGAAGGTTCTACTAGATCATTGGATATCAAGAGACTTCCTAAACCGACTTCTTATGAAATGCTTAAACAGGAAATTGATTACATCATTGAGAAGAATACATCTATCTGCAGAACACTAGTCATTGATTCGATTGACTGGGGTGAAGCTCTTATCGTTCAGCATATATGCGATAAGTACCAGAAGAAAGGCATTGAAGACTTCGGATATGGAAATGGCTATGTCTACACAAAGGAAGAGTTCGGAAGACTTCTTAACAGATTAGAAGATGTAATTGAAAAAGGTGTGAATGTTGTTCTTACAGCACATGCGCAGATCAGAAAATTTGAAAAACCAGATGAAAGCGGTGCTTTTGACAGATATGAATTAAAACTGGGTAAGAAGACTGCTTCACAGACTGCACCTCTTGTAAAGGAGTGGGCAGATATGGTCCTATTCGCAAATTATCAGACATTCGTGACAAAAGACGAGAAGGGAAAGACAAAAGTATCAGGAAACAGAAGAGTGATGTACACAGTACATAATGCTTGCTGGGATGCTAAAAACAGAGACGATCTCCCAGAAATGTGCGATTTTGATTATCAGGTAATCAAACCACTTATTGAAAAAGCAATCGCTGAACCTGTAGATAATACATCAAAAGAGGAACCGACAGCTGAACCTATCGGAGCAGAAACATACTCACCTTCTGTAAGTGCTATTGATTTTGAATCAGATGAATATAAGAAGCTTCCTTCTCAGCTTGTGGATCTTATGAAGCAGAATGAAATAAGCATTGAAAGAATGATGGATGCAGTATTTGCTAAAGGAATCTTTCCAAAAGATACACCTATTGAAAACATACCTAGCGATTTCTGGGCATATCTTATCAGCACATGGAATGAATTCCTAGGTGCACTAGTAGAAAATGAAATGCAATTTTAAATAAGGAGAATATAAATATGAATTATCAGAATAATTATCAAAACAATCAGAATGATGGAGCAATGGGATGGGATGAAGAAATTGTAAAGGACAGTGAATTTGTCACACTTCCTGAAGGAATCTATGATTTCATCATCAAGAAGCCGTTTGAAAGACAGAAGACTTCCGGACAGGGAAAGCTTCCGGTATGCAACAAGGCAGTTATTACATTAACTATCAATTATGAAGGCAAAGAAGTTGACGTATCAACTAATTTAATTTTACACAGAAGTCTTGAATGGAAGATTTCTCAGTTCTTCGAAGCAATCGGTCTTAAAAGAAGAGGAGAACCATGCAGAATGGCATGGAATGAAATCATTGGAAAAACAGGAAAGGTCAAGATTGCGCCAAGAGAATATAACGGCAATACATACAATGATGTAAAAGAGTTTATCGTTCCTTCTTTAGATAATGCTCAGCCTCAGTCAAATGCTCAGCAGCAGTGGGGAAACTGGAATAAATAATGCAGCTGAGAAAATATCAGCAGGAAGCACACGATTCTATTTTCAATGAATGGGAAAAGAAGGGCATCAAAAAGACCCTTCTTGTTCTTCCTACTGGATGTGGTAAGACGATTGTATTTGCCAAAGTTGCAGAAGACTGCGTAAAAGAAGGAAACAAAGTCCTGATCATGGCACATAGAGGCGAACTACTCGAACAGGCTGCTGACAAAATCAAGAAAATGACAGGGCTAGAATGTTCTGTAGAAAAAGCAGAACAGACATGCATAGGTTCATGGAACAGAATCGTTGTCGGAAGCGTGCAAACGCTTCAGGGAACAAAAAGATTATCTAAGTTTCCGAAGGATTATTTTGACACAATCATTATTGATGAAGCGCATCATGTGCTTTCATCAAGCTATCAGAAAGTACTTGATCACTTTGATGCAAGAGTACTTGGAGTAACTGCTACACCGGATAGAGGTGACAAGAAGAACCTAGGCAGATACTTTGAAACATTATCCTATGAATACACATTGCCAGAAGCAATCAAAGAAGGATATCTAGTACCAATCAAAGCACTGACTATTCCTCTTGAATTAGATCTGAGCAGTGTGTCAATGAGTGCTGGAGACTTCAAGGCAAGTGATGTCGGAAGTGCATTAGACCCTTATCTTAAAGGGATTATCAATGAAATGAAAAAGTACTGCAAGGATAGAAAGACAGTTGTCTTTCTTCCTCTTGTGGCTACATCTAAAAAGTTTACAAAACTATTAAATGAAAATGGATTTAAAGCTGCAGAAGTAAACGGTTCATCAAAAGACAGAGAAGAAGTTACAAAAGACTTTGCAGAGAATAAGTACAATGTCCTATGCAATTCGATGCTTCTGACTGAAGGATGGGACTGTCCTGATGTTAACTGTGTAATTGTATTAAGACCAACTAAAGTGAGAAGTCTCTATTCTCAGATGGTTGGGAGAGGTACAAGGCTATCACCTCAAACAGGCAAGAAAGATTTATTACTGCTTGATTTCCTCTGGCATTCAGAAAGACATGAACTGTGTCACCCGGCTAATCTTATCTGTGAAAGTGAAGAAGTCGCTAAAAGAATGACAAAAAAGATGGAAGATAATGCTGGAGAGGAATTCGATATACAGGATGCTGAGGAAGAAGCCAAGAAAGACATTATCAAAGAAAGAGAAGAGGCACTGCAGAAACAGCTTGAAGAGATGAAGCACAAGAAAAGAAAGCTTGTTGATCCTATTCAATATGCAATGAGCATAGAAGCTGAAGATCTACAGGATTATGTTCCTTCATTTGGATGGGAATGTACTCCTCCAACTGAAAAGCAATTAAAACTATTGGAAAGTGAAGGAATATTCTCTCAAGAAATTCCTAATGCTGGATATGCATCAAAACTTATTGAAAAACTCGATATGAGAAGAAAGGCACATCTTGCAACACCAAAGCAGATCAGACTCCTTGAAAGATATAACTTCGAGCATGTAGGTAACTGGCCATTTAAAGCTGCTTCTAATATGATTTCAAGAATTGCATCCAATAGCTGGAAATTGCCTGACGGACTGAATCCAAAAGAATATATTCCACAATAATTTCTAGAAAGGAAGGACCAGAATGACAAAATATGATTTGAAAGAACTTCTTGAATATATAGATCCTTCCTCTCTTTCCTATCAGGAATGGTGCAATGTGGGAATGGCACTCAAGCATGAAGGATATAGTGCAGAGGAATGGGATTCATGGAGCAGTGCAGATTCCAGATACAAAAAAGGTGAATGCTTCACTAAATGGAATTCATTCAATGAAGAAGCTGGTGCTATTGTGACCGGCGGAACAGTATTTGAATATGCCAAAAGAGGCGGATGGCATCCACCAGTCAAAGAAAAGTATAAAGATGGGGCAATCGATTGGGATGATGAGATAGGCAGCATCATTGATACTGATTCTGTCGATTCGATAGAACTACAAGAACCTTCTGATAATGACTGGCATCCATCAAATGAATTGATCAGATACCTATCTACATTATTCGAAACTGATGATTACGTAGGCTTCGTAATGCAGTCTATGGAGAATGATAAAGGAAAATATATTCCTGGTAATCGAGGAATATATAAGATGACTGCTGGAGAACTGATTGAAAAGCTTCATAAGTGTAATGATGATATCGGAGAGGTTCTTGGAGACTACAATCAGGAGGCAGGAGCATGGATCAGATTCAATCCTCTGAATGGTGAGGGTGTTAGAAATACAGATATTGCATCATTCAAATATGCATTAGTAGAATCTGATTCTATCGACATCGGAAAACAGCTATCTATAATCCATCAGATTGAGCTTCCAGTTGCTGCAGTTGTATACAGTGGCTCTAAGTCAATACATGCAATCGTTAAAATAGAGGCTAATGATTCTAAAGAATATAAAGAACGTGTGGCATATCTTTACAAGATATGTGATAAGAACGGTCTTGAAGTTGATGGTCAGAACAAGAATCCTTCTCGTCTATCGAGAATGCCTGGTGTAATCAGAGGAGAGCATAAGCAGTTCATCATTGAGACTAATACAGGTAAGGAATCCTATGATGAATGGGTAGAATGGATTGAATCAATTGATGATGATCTTCCGGATGAGGAATGTCTTGCTGATTCATTAAAGGACATACCCGATTATGCAGAAGAGCTTATTCCTGGAATATTAAGACAGGGACATAAGATGCTTCTCGTTGGTCCTTCCAAGTCAGGTAAATCATTTGCGCTTATCGAATTATGTATTGCAATCACCGAAGGCACTGAATGGATTGGAAGAAAATGCAAGCAAGGAAATGTGCTTTATGTGAACTTTGAATTAGACAGGCCTTCATGCCTTCACAGATTCGAGGATGTCTATAATTCACTTGGAATACCCGAAGGCAAAAGACATTCAAAAAATCTGTACACATGGAATCTGAGAGGTAAAACATTAACACTAGATAAGCTAGTTCCAAAACTTATCAGAAGAGCAAAGAAAAGAAACTACAGAGCAGTAGTGATAGATCCTATTTATAAGGTGATAACTGGTGATGAAAACAGCGCCTCAGAGATGGCTAACTTCTGCAACCAGTTTGACAAGATTGCTGAAGCAACAGGTGCATCTGTCATATATGCACATCATCATTCGAAAGGTGCGCAGGGTTCTAAGAAGTCAATGGACAGAGCTTCCGGCTCTGGAGTATTCGCAAGAGACCCTGATGCTTTATTAGATATGATAGAACTTGATATTCCTAAGGAAGTGAAAGACAGGTTCAGAAAAGAAGCAGAAGTGGAGACAATCAAGGCAGTGCTTGATAAAGCAGTACCTAACTGGAGAACATACATTTATAAAACACTTAAGACAGATGAGAATGATCTAGAAGCAATGAATAACTACTGTGCAGAGATGCTTGATTTTGATCAGATGACAGAACTGGAGATTCTGAAAGAGAAGCAGTTATACAATGTCAATCATATGAGTGCTCTACAGATCAGCGGAACATTAAGAGAATTCGCTTCATTTGATCCTATCAATGTGTTCTTTAAATATCCTCTTCATTATCTTGATAACAGTAATCTGCTTAAGGGCTGCAGTCCTGAAAGAAAGAATAAAAGTCCTAATGAAAAACGTATTGATTCAAAGAAAAAGCAGAAAGAGGAAAATATAGAACTATTCATTAATGCTTTTGAAAAAATAAATGTTGATGGAAAAACAACAGTTAAAGCATTGGCTGAATCTGGATTAATGCTTGGAAAAACAGAAAGCGCATTAAGAGGTTTCTTTAATAGATCAATAAAAGATGGGTCTCTTGAAGGATTCAAATATGCAAAGGGAACAATAGAAAAAATATAGCGTTCGCGTTCGCGTTCGAACATATATAAATATATGTATGAACGCTACGAACGATAAACACATAGTTGCTGACTGCGTACGTATTAATATATGGGGAATTTGAGATTCCCCCATATATATACGTTACGCGTCATCATAGTGACTATGAATTTTAAAAGAACGAAGGTGAAAAAAATGAGAATAACAATGGAACAACATCTTGAAGCTCTTCAGGATGCGGAAGAAAAATATAAAAAGCTAGAAGAAGAATATTCTTATTTGCAGGAGGAGCATGAAGACCTCAAACAGGAATATGCAGATTTCAGAATTAGAAATAATAAATATGTTTCTTCTTTGAAAAGCATCCTTAAAGAAACTATCAGGGAAGACAAGAAAATCAAAAGAGACTGCAAAATCATCATAGTACTATCATTTATTCTTGTAGTGCTTGTGATTGCGCTGTTTGCTCTTTAGGAGAAAGAAAAGGAATGTCTGAATGAGCAAGTATAACTCAAGAAAAACAACAGTTGATGGAATCACATTCGATTCCAAGAAAGAAGCCAGAAGGTATTTAGTACTCAAGCAGATGGAACAGGATGGAGAAATAAAGAATCTCCGTCTTCAGGTTCCTGTCGAGTTGGTACCATCTTTTGAAATTGTGGTTGATGGAAAGAAGAGAAAAAGAAGAGCAATGCGATACATCTGTGATTTTGTCTATGAAGTCAACGGAACAACAATCTATGAAGATGTAAAAGGCAGAAAAACAGATGTTTACGCAATCAAGAAGAAATTGTTTGAATATAAGTTCAAAACAACCATAAAGGAGACTTAAGAATGAATAATTATTTTACTAAAAAAGTGGTCTACTTCACTTATCAGCAGTTTTTGAACGAACTGGAGGAATTAAAAAAGAAATATTACGTTATCGGCTATACTGTCAAGTCTCAAGAAAACGCTGCAGATGTTCAGCTAGTCGAAAAGTAAGCGAAAAGAGGCAGAGAAAAAATGGAAAAATTATATCTGGTAAAGTTAGGAAATATGTATGTTACAAGTGCATCACTAACATCTATTAAATTGGATGAAACAGTAGAGAAAGCGAAAGTATTCAAAAATGTAGTAGAAGCTGAAAGTATTGCTAATACTTTAGGAGCAATTGTCATTACTTTCGTTTCGGAGGATTAAAAGAATGTTTAAAGAAATCGGAAGAGTTACAGAATTATTAAAATATCCACAAAATAAAATCCTTGATTTAGATAAAGTAGCACATATCAATGGCGAAGGTTTAACACTTACCATTGCAACGGAAGAATGCGCAGAGTTAATCCAGGCAATCACTAAATTAAAAAGATACGGCTTTTATGATAGATACAAAAACGATCTGCACGAAGAAGTGGCAGACGTTCTTATCTGTATCACAGAGTTAGTTGCTTTGGGTTATCTAGATATCGATAAAGTCAGAGAGTGGCAGAAATTCAAAATCAATAGAGAAGTAGAAAGAGCCATTCAAAAAGAAGAAATAAGAAAGGATATAGAAAAGTATGGAGTTAGTGAGTCTCAATAAGCTAGAAGCAGTCGCTGACTTCCTATCAGATGATGAAGTCTTTGGAATCGCCCCATGTTCACATTTCAATAACTCTTTAAAAAGAGATAGGGTTGACGTGTCTTGTGACATTGGGGATTGTGACGGAGACTGTCCATTCTATTCAAAAGAGAACTTCATCAAGTGGATTAAAAAACCAGACAGTAAGTATGATGTTAGTAATTTAAAGAGACCACAGCAAGAAGACTTTATCGGATATGATAACGTAAGCAACAGTCTTCTTGACAAAGATGGATATATCAAAGCGTTAGAAGAATATTGTGATAACTTAGGAGACGCTCTCGCTGACGCTGAATATGATTTTGAAGAAGTGGAATGTGAAAATAGAGAGTTGCAAGATGTACTAGAAAAGATTAGAGGTGTTCTTGATGGAAAATATTAAACAAATAAATATCTATCTAGTAGATGGATCTAGATACGTAGTTATTCCTTCAGATGATAATTTATCCAAATATGTAAAAGGTAATTTTTACGGAGGATATAACATTGGCATCTCAAAAAATGAAGCGAAATCAATTATTCATGAATGGGTTTTCGGGGGTAGAAGACAACTAAGCCCTCAGGTTGCTGATGTTGGTATTACAGCAAGTAATATTATTTCCATAGAGCTTTTAGAACATGAAGAATGAATTACAGATTAAAGGAGTGATCATTATGAGTTATAGCATTGGCATTTATGTAAAAGTTGAAGGCTGCGATAAATTCGCAGAAATCGCATATCCCGAATTTTCTTCTCCTGGTTATAAACTAGGCAGACTTTTTAGAAGTTGCATGGATTGGAACTTCAAAAGTGAAGAATATTATAGATGTGATTATGCAGTAGAGCGCTTAAACAAAGGAATTAAAGAATTAATGTATTGTCCTAAAGAGTATCTAAAATTGAATCCGACATTAAGCATGGGGTCGGTGGCTAGTTCACTTGATATATTAGGTTCAGTAAGAGAATGCATTTTAAAACAGGCTGAAAATATTCCACTAGAATGCATGTATATGAAATGGGAGTGATTAATATGTTAAATGCAGAAAAATATAAGAATGAAATATTAGAAAAATCAAATGTTGTTTTTGATTTTTCAATAAGCAAAGATAGGCACACAATTGAGAAATGTCTTGGTGTCTGTGATAATTGTATCTTTTGCAATATAGGAGAGCATTGCTCGAATGTTAAAGTAAAATGGCTTTTATCAGAGTATAAAGAGCCTGTTAAGTTGATTAAAGTAGAACATGAAATCTTAAGATATTTATACAAAAGAGATTATAGATACATTGCAAGAGAAGAAAGTGAGCGCGTGATTGCATTTAAAGGACGCCCTCATAAGATAACCTGTGGAACTTGGAATACTATCAGTGATGAAAAAATAGGGTTTCTAAATTTATATGACTTTAGCAATCTGTTTCAATTTACAGATTGGAAAGATTTAGAATCTACGTCAATCGAAGATGTGCTCAAGAATTGCGAGGTGATTGATGATGACTTATAAAGAAATTTTTGACATGGTTGCAGTGACTGCATATAACAGATTTCCAAAAGGTTTTAATTATGAAGGCTTGCAAAATTGTATCGTTGAAAACGCAACTAAAATCTATATTGAGCAAATGCGATTAGAAAAAGAAAAGTTGCAACAAGAATATGATGATCTTTATGAAGGTCATGACGAGCTATCTTATGAATGGGCAAAGTTAAAGAAAGAAAATAGAGAACTCAACAAAAAATACAACGAACTTCTTGAAGCATTCAACAGAAATAACAGCGAACCTGTTGAAGAAATAATGACTCTTGACGATTGGTTAAAAAAAGAAAAAGAGGAAGAAAAGAATGCTGAAGAATAAAGAAGAAAGAAAAGTAAAAAGATCTATGCAAAGAACTCAGGATTACCTATATGAATTACAAGAAGTCGATAGCTGTAAGGGGGATGTCTTGTGAAATATATAATTGACAATATCAATAGAATGGCTGGAAAGTATACTCCTCACCAGGTCTTCGCTGACTGGGTTGAAATGTCAGCATTATCAATTGCGCAGAGTATCGAACCAGATGAAGAACGCGAAAAGGCGTTCTTCAACATCGCTATAAAGTACAGTAAAGATGATTTCTTAATACTTGGATGCATGTTAGGACGTCTTTCTTCTCTTCTAGAGAACAATCTAGATGATTATCTTGGGAAGATCTACATGGAATTAAGTTCAGGAAACAGTCATACAGGTCAGTTCTTCACTCCATTTCATATTTGCAAAATGATGGCAGGCGTTGCGTTAGCTGATTATGATGGAGGAACTGAATATCTTAATGAGCCCTCTTCTGGTGGCGGTGCAAACATACTTGCATACGCAAAAGTGATGAAAGAAAAAGGATATAACTATCAGCAGTTATTGGAGGTGAAAGCGCAGGACTTGGATTATAAATGCGTCTACATGACATATGTGCAGCTTTCACTGGCTGGAGTAAATGCAGAAGTTGTTCAAGGTAACAGCGTTGAAGGGAAACATAATGTTGTGCTGCATACTCCAATGTACGTAATGAGAGGTGGTTTAAGTGTTAAAGGACGAAATAATCAATAGAGTAATATGCTCTATGAAGATGCTGAATGGAGAAGAACTCACAATCTTGCGAGGGGTGCTGCTTGTGGCACTCGATGGAGTTGAATTAGTCAGGAGCAAGAATGAAATATCTACAGATATATTGGATGACAATGAACTGATTCAGAGATTTCTTGTTCAAAAGAAAATTGATGGGTTATCGGAAAGAACTATTGATTACTATAGAGTCACTCTTGAAAAGTGGCTTCACTTCTACATCAAAAAAAGCGTTCTCGAGTGGACTAGAGACGATGTAAGAATGCATTTTGCAAGAAGGATGATTGACTATCCAGATGTTTCTAAGGTGACAATAAATAATGACAGAAGGAATTTTTCGTCTTTCTTCACATGGCTCATGGATGAAGGGTATCTAAGAAATGGCAATCCGATGAAAGCCATGAAGAAAATAAAAGTAGATAAAGTGATTAAAGAACCTATTCCTGATGATCAGATTGAAGTTATGCGAGATAAGCTCGCAGAAAAGAAGAGCGCTAATGAAGTAGGAACGAAAATGTGGCTGAAGGTAGTGAGAGATCAAGCAATTTTTGAATTTCTTCTTACGACTGGCTGTCGTATAGGAGAACTGACAACTGCTAAATTAAAAGACTTAGATCTAGAGCGTAAAGAAATTAAAGTCTTCGGCAAAGGTGCTAAAGAAAGAGTATGTTATTTAAACACTTTAAGTGTGCTCAGGATGCAGCAGTGGCTTGATGCTAGAAAAAATATAGAGAATGAATATATATTCGTTGCTGTTGATAAAACTAAAGGAAAACATCAAAGATTGAAAATAAGTGGTGTAGAAATAGCTATCAGAAGACTCGGCAGAGAATGTGGATTCGAAAATATACATCCTCATAGGTTCAGAAGAACTGCAGCAACTACTGCTTTAAGAAAAGGTATGCCAATTGAACAGGTGCAGTTGATGTTAGGCCATGAGCAGATTGACACGACTATGATCTATGCGAAGACTGATACCAAGAACGTTAAATACTCACATGATAAATATATGTAATAGTTAAGAAGGGAATGATATAGATGATTTTATTACAGGTATTAGAAAATGTATTTTCTATATTTGCTATTGTCATGCTGATCATTGGGATTTTTATTGTGTTATCTGTGATTGCTATTGCAATTTTAATTGTTATGTCGGTGGTTGTGAATGGCATAGAAGAAGATAAAGAAAATAATAACTGACAAGAAATGACAAGGGAGGTATATAAAATGCGAGGTAAAAGAACAGACACGTACTATGTCTATGATGCATATACAGATGAACTCGTAGGATGTGGCAGTTTAGCAAAAATATCAGAGTTGTTTGAGATTACACCAAGAACGCTTAAAAAATATGCAGAGAATGGCAGTCTATACGCGTCACGTAATACTGATAATCTCCTGAAATTTAAAAGAATAGATGGAATTATAGAAGATGTTGAACCAACAATTAAAGTTGCATCAGGAAAAATTAAGCGAAGCAGAAGATTGCTATGCAACTTTGTTGAAGTGTTCGATGTATTTAAAGAGCCAAAAACAGAAGAAGAAAAAGAATACATGAGAACACATTTTTCTATCATTGATTTAAATCGAGTTTATTTTAAACTGCGAACAGCAAAAGAAAATGAGTACCCTTTTAAAATATCATTTTACACAAATAGTAATTCAACCACTTTACTGCATAAAGAATATTATTATTCTAAGAAACTAGCAGAGCAACGTATCAGATATTTACAAGAATTTGCCGCTAAAAGAGAGCTTGGCGATTTTTGGTATGATAATAACTACTATGATGATATCGGAAGAATAGTATATGTTACACGACTAAAAAATGGTAATAATCTGATTCAGTCTCTAGACGGAGTACAGACATCTAAGACAGATCGTGCTCATTATTTAGATTTACTCTCATTTATTCAGCATGAATTCATAAGATAACTACACAGGGCATTGAGTTCTTTATATTTAACTCATAAGAAAATTTAAAATAAGAAAATCTATATGGATTACTCTTAATAGATTTGTTTCTAAAAGCAAGATCATCGCATGGACTTGATGCCCTAACATATTCTTAAAACCTAACAACAACAGCAGTGTCATGGCTTTGCTTCAATCTCATTCACCTTTTTTTGCAAAGAATAAGAGTATGAAGCGCTAATTTTGCTATCCAACTATAAAGTTATGATGTTGCTGGGAGAAGAGAAGACACAAATTGAAAACCAATAGGAAGAGTAAAGGACTGTTTTCTTCTTCTCCAGAAAGGAGGTTAAATGGGAAACTTTGTTTTATATCGCAACGGAAAAAGAACCGATATAACTGGATCAATAGAAAAGATAAGTCAGTATGTTGATGCTACTCAATTAGCTCTAAAACATAGATGGCAACGTATATATAAGCATGAAAGTGTATTTTCAAATGAGATACCTATTAAAATAGGGAGTGTGTATGATAATGAGGAATATATGACAAACATATATGATCATAGAAAAGTACACAAGAAAGAAAAGAAAAAAGCAAGCTATGAAGATAGGCAGTTCTATGTTGTCTATGACATGAATGACAATGTAATTATTGCAGGCACTGCTGAAGAATGCGCTAATAGGCTATCCATTGGATTAGCTAGTTTCTACTGCAAGGCAAGCAATCAGCACAGCGATAAATACAATGCAAGGCATCCTAGCACTGCCCCAAGAAAATATTATGTATATACTTTAAAAGATAAGGAGGAGTGAAATTAAATTGTTTTTTATTCTATTTGTATTGGTGATAGTGATTTATTTATTTTTCATTTTTGAGTAATCAGGAGGTAACGTATGACAGCCGAAGAAGTCAGAACATATTTAAAATCATATAGAAATCTTAAAGACAAAGCAGACTATCTACAGAATAAGTTAATCAATGTTAAAGCCATCTCATATAGAGACAGTCCGACAGGTTCATATTCAGAGCCCAAGACTCAGAACGATTACATCATGATGAAGGATAGGTGTTTAGAAGAAATGGCTCTCATACGTCAAAATATAGATAAACTTGATGATATCAATCATAGAGATGTACTTTTCTATCGATATATCGAATCAATGAGCATCTATGATACAGCTGATATGCTGCACGTATCACAGAGGACAGCGGAGAAGTACATACATGATGCAATTGAAAAGATGATTGTTATTCTAGATTAGCGTGAATACACGGTTATAAACGTTAAACGGCGCAACATTGCGCATTTAAATGTTATATAATGGTAAAAAGAGGCAAATTAAGCAGAGAGGCATAATAAAGCCTCTTTTTTTATTACTTGATGAGAAAGGGGTGCGACTATGACAGAAAAGCAGAAACTATTTTGTGATGAGTATCTAAAAGATACTAATGCTACAAGAGCATATCTAACAGTCTATGCCAATTGTAAAAGTGCCACCAGTGCAGCACCTCTTGCTTCAAAGCTTTTAAAAAAAGAAGAGATACAAAAATATATCTCTGAAAAAATGGAAGAGATTCACAACGAGAACACAGCCGACATTCAAGAAGTAGTCGAATATCTTACATCTGTTATGCGCGCTAAATCGGAATCATATGTAATGATCATGAACGGTAACGGTATGCAGAAGGTCATACAGAAGCCTCCGGACGAGAAAGAAAGGCTTAAAGCTGCAGAACTGTTAGGCAAGCGTTTTGGCATGTTTACAGACAATGTAGATGTTACATCGAACGGCAAGACAGTGATTGTAGATGATATAGATGAATAAGGTTAGTTTGAAATCTACCATTGGTCCGGCTTTCTATGAAGTTCATAAGCATGTAAAAAACAATGACTACACGCATTATTGGCTAAAAGGTGGGCGTGGCTCTTTAAAATCTTCTTTTATCGGTGTTGAGATACCTTTAGGCATTATGAGAGATGCACAGCGAGGTGTTATGAGTAACGCTGTTATCATGAGAAGAGTAAAAGACACTCTCAGAGATTCAGTATATGAACAGATTAAGTGGGGCATCTATAAGTTAGGTGCTCAAGATGATTGGTTAATACCTGAGTCTAAATTAAAAATGACTTATATGCCAACAGGTCAGCAGATAATATTCAAGGGTGCCGATGAACCTAAAAAAATGAAGTCAACAAAGGTTCACATCGGCTATGTTAAATATGTCTGGTACGAAGAATGTGACGAATTCGAAACATACGATAAGATAACCAATATCAATCAGTCACTTCTTCGTGGTGGGCATGAGTATTGTGTCTTTTATTCTTTCAACCCTCCTGAATCACAAAGAAATTGGTGCAACAGGCAAGTTTTAGTAAAAAGAGATGATACATATGTCTCTCATACAACTTACTTACAGGCACCTCCTGAGTGGCTTGGGGAGCAGTTTCTAATTGAAGCAGAACACACCAAGAAAACAAATATTGAAAAATACAATCATGACTATCTAGGTGAAGTAACTGGTACAGGTAGTGAGGTTTTTACAAACCTTGATATTAGAGAGATCACAAAAGAAGAAATTGATGTATTTGATAGATTAAAATTCGGACTAGACTTTGGGTATGCTGGTGACCCATTAGCATGTGTAAAGATGCATTTTGATAAGACGCGTAGACGTCTTTTTATTTTTGGTGAGGTTTACGGCACACGTCTTTCAAATGAGAAAGCAGTAAGGATGATCAAGAAGCTTAATCCGTTGAATAAATTAGTGACATGTGATAGTGCAGAACCTCGTACCATCAACGAATTCAAATTGTTAGGTTTAAGAGTTAAAGGTGCTAAGAAAGGGCCTGACAGTGTAGAAAACGGAATCAAATGGCTCCAGGACCTCGAACAGATAATTATTGATCCTGTTAGATGTCCTAACGCATACAGAGAATTTAATGAATATGAAATCGAAAAAGATAAGGATGGAAATCTAAAAGGCGAATTTCCGGATAAGAACAACCATTCAATAGATGCTGCACGATATGGATGTGAGACAGACATAATTGCATCAAAAGCACGTGCAGGAAAGAACAGAAGCAAATATGTCTGATATAGGAGGAACATTAGATGTATATATTTACTATCGATGCAGAAAGATATGATGAGTCATCACTTAATATCGTACAGATAGAAAGTCTGATTAATAAGCATAGGAATATCATAGGAAAAATCAAAAAAAATAAAAGATACTATGAAGGAGAGCATGACATAAAAAGAAGGCAGAAAAAATATAAGGGTTCTGCGAACAACAAAGTAATATGCAATCATGCTAAGGACATTTCCGATACTGCTACTGGATACTTCATGAATTCTCCAATATCCTATAACACTTATGATGGTGATGATGAAACATTGCTGGATAAACTAACAGATGCTTTTGATAATGCAGATGTTGATGATGCTGATTCGGACAATGCACATGATATGAGTGTCTGTGGTGTTGCGTATGAATATGTTTATATCAAACAGGATACTACGGATATTGCTGTTAGGAACATTGAAGCAGATCATACATTTCTTGTTTATGATGACACAATTGAACAGAATCTTCTTTTTGGTGTTTATTATTACAGATTTAAAGATGCAATCACTGATCAGTATTGCTATCGTGCAACAGTGGTAACAAAGAATTATAGATATACGATGATTATAGATTGTTCTACTCATAAGCATAGGATGATTGAAGAAATGGTTCCTCATTATTTTGGTGATGTTCCAATAATCGAATACAGAAACAATAAGCTATGCATAGGTGATTTTGAACAGCAGATTTCTTTGATAGATGCCTATAACAAATTAATGAGTGATCGTGTCAATGATAAAGAACAGTTCGTTGAGGCTCTGCTAGTTGTCTACGGTTCTCTGATGGGTGACGATAATGAAGAAGTCAGCGAAACAATGAAGATTCTAAAAGAGAATGGTTTATTAGAACTTCCAAGCGAAGCAAGAGCTGAATATATTTCTAGAACGTTCGATGAAAGCGGAATGGAAGTATTAAGAAAAGCTATTAAAGAAGATATCTATACTTTTTCTCACGTGCCAAATCTTACAGACGAAAATTTTGTAGGAAATAGTTCAGGAGTAGCAATGGAATATAAGCTTCTCGGACTTCAAATGATTACTGGAGAAAAAGAAAAGTATTACAAGAAAGGTCTGCGAAGAAGGATAGACCTATTCTGTAATTATCTTGGCCTTAAAGCAATTAACATCAATAAGAACAATATCAAGATAACTTTCACTAGAAAACTTCCTAAAAATTTAAATGAACTTGCACAGATGATTGCGAATTTAAGTGGAAAGGTATCAAATGAAACTCTTATCGAACAGCTTCCGTTTGTTGAGGATGCTTCTAATGAAGCAGAAAAGGTAAAGAAAGAAAATGAAGAAAATATCAAAACACAGCAGGCATTATTCAAATCTCAAAATGAGGTTCCATTCTATGATGAAAAAGATGCTCCTTCCGATAGTGAAGATGATGAATCAGATTCTATCGGTATTAATAAGGCTTCTTAGTTGATATATGAAAAATGAAGAATACTGGAAAAAACGTCAGTCTGAAAAACTTGATAATGCTATTAAGAATGCTGTTGCAGACATCGAAGAAGTAAAAAGATTCTATCATAAAGCCTATCTGTATACAGATAAACAGATAGAAGGAATATTTGATTCATACAGAAATCATCATAGAACAGATTCAGCACCTATGTCAGAAAAGGAAGCAAGAGAACTGCTTAACAATCTTGTGAATGATCATGATTATGCAGAACTGAAGAGGAAGCTTGAAAACAATCCATCGAGCAGTGCAAAAAAAGAATTATTAAAAAAGCTTGATGCTCCTGCATATCAGGCAAGGATAAATAGACTAATGGAATTGCAGAGTAAATTGGATTCTCTGATGAGGCTGGAATATAATCTTGAAAAAGAAAAAAGCACAGATGCCTATCTAAAAGGGATATATGACGGTTATTACAGAAATGTGTTCAATATATCAAAAGGTATGGGGATTGCTTATGACTTTGCTGAAATAGACCCAACACTCGTGGATCATATGCTCAAATCAGCCTGGTATGATAAGAATTATTCTAAAAGAATATGGGGAAATGCACAGAATCTAGGCAATGAGCTAAAGGATCAGCTGATGCTGGGGGCTATTATGGGAAAGACCCATAAAGAAATGTCCCAAACGTTGCAGGATAAGTTTGCAGTGGGTGCAGCAAATTGCGAAAGACTCGTAAGGACAGAGATGGCTGCGTTCATCAATTCTATTGATCTTGTCAATTTCAAGGATGCAGGCATCGAAAAAGAGATGTTCATAGCCGTTCATGACGGCAGAACATCAAAGATATGTCAGCAGCATGATAGAAGTATTATAAATGTCCAAGACGCAAAGATAGGAGTTAATGTCCCTCCACTTCATCCTAATTGTCGTTCACATATGATTCCATATATCGAAGGAATCACTGATGATATGAAGAAAAGACAGCGTAATCCAATCACTGGAAAGGATGAAGTTGTAGATGTTAAAGAAAACTATGATCAATGGTTAAAAAGGCAACAAGATAAGCATGGAGTTGATACTGTCGATGTCTATATAAAGAAAACAAAGAATGTTACGAAAGACAGGATACAGCATAAAAAATATCTGGATTTATTAGGAAAAGAAAATATTCCATTATCACTACCTGAATTTCAAGATTTGAAGTATAATGATACTGATAGATGGAAAGATTTGATAGAAAAGTTTCGCATTGTCAATCAATATGAAAATCATACTAGACACAACATGCCTGCACAGAAAATTTTCGATTTAGATAAAAAAGCATTTTCTGCGAAAAGAGAATTATTTTCATCTGATTATAAAACAAGTGGTAATTTTGCAATTATGGAATTAGATGGAGACACTTTTTTTGCACATAGCAAAGCTAATAGCAGTGATGATAAAGCATATAAAAATTTCAAGGGTGATAAATCAAAATTAATTTTAAAACCTGATAAAAAGACTTTTGAAACCAAAGTAATAGGAACTCATGATAGAGAAGTAGACAGTGAATATAAATTGTTTGAGTTAGCAAATTTAAAAATTACCGATAATGATGAGCATGAATTATTTTTGTTATCTGAAATGCAACTTTGTGAAAGTTGCAAAGGAGTAATGGAGCAATTTATGCTAAGACATCCCAATGTCAAAGTTTCAGTGGTTTCTACGAAAGAATCTAGAATGAAGAGAAGATATAAAGGAATCGATAAAGAAAGAGAGGGGTATAGGGATAGATGGAAAAGGAAAAAATAAGCTATTTAGATAGAAAAGAAGATGTATATAGCTGGATGAATGCACAAAAGCCAGATGTGAATCCTATTTCCTACGGTAGTTCTTATGTTTTTTATGAACTTGGAGATGTGGATGATCTGAGATTGTGTGAGTATTTTATTGCATGTGGATTATTTGAATTAGAACATCATGACTTGGAAGAACGAATTGAAGAACAAATGACATATTGGATCTATCAATATGAACATTTCGGAAGATTCAAAGATGAAATTCCTGATTGCGAATTATTAGAGAAGGATATAGAGAAGATTAAATCTATGATGACGCTAAAATTTGAAGATTTAGAATGTTACGAAGCCGACTGATGTCGGTTTTTATTTTGCCCAGAATGGAGGTAAATGATGGCCCAGGGTCTAAGAAAACATAGGCATTGTTATTATGAGGTTAATTCTAAATATTATTATGACAATCATAGAAACTGTATGGTAAGGAATACGCACTATGAATGCATGATCTGCGGTCATGAATATCATGAAGTATCGGAATTATCACAAGGACCGCCTAAAGAAAAAAGTAAATCAAGTGTATTGGAAAAGAATAAGAACAGGCATAGGCATTGTTAGATGTCTTTTTATTTTGCCTGAAATAAGAAGAAAGGAGGATAGAAGATGAAGCTAAAAGTTATTCATAATCTTATCGATAAGCAATGCGGTGTTGTCAGATATGTCGGTGAAGTATTTGAAGCTGATGAAGAAAGAGCTAAAGAACTTGTCAAATTGAAAGCTGTTGTTACTTATCAGGACGATGTAAAAAAAGAAAAATAAGCATTATCTTATTGTCCAAAAACTTATGACACAAAAAGATGGGATGGTCATACGGACCTTAAATGGAGAATTGTAATGAAAGATAAAAATAAAATGATGCCTCTTAATCTGCAGCTATTTGCTGAAGACCCGGGAAATGAAGCGAATACTGGCGATGGTCAAGAGGATCAGAACACTCAGGATAACAACGGATCAACTCAGGAACCAAAGACGTTTACCCAGAAAGATGTTGATAAAATTGTTCAAGGAAGAATTGCAAAAGAAAGAAAGTCCTGGGAAAAGCATCTTGAAGATCAGAGAACAGAGGCTCAAAAGCTTGAAAATATGAGTGAAAAAGAGAAAAAGGAATACCAGGAAAGAAAACGAGCAAAAGAACTCGATGACAGAGAAGCAGCAATTACCAGAAGAGAACTGACTGCACAGGCAAAAGTTCAGCTTGCTGATAAGGGTATTCCTACAGAATTAGCTGAAATTCTTAATCTAACAGATGCTGATGCGTGTAAACAGTCCATCGATACAGTTGAGAAGGCTTTTCAGTTTGCTGTTGAAAAGGCTGTTGAAGAGCGTATCAAAGGAAAAGAACCACCTAAAAAGGCACCGGAGAACAGTGCAATTACTATGGATTCTTTAAAAAATATGAGTGCCCAAGAAATCAACAACAACTGGGACGAAATACAAAAATTAATGAAACAATAGGAGAATAACAGAATATGTCAGTAACTAAATTTATTCCGCAGATTTGGAGTGCAAGATTATTAAACCATTTAGATAAGAGACACGTATATTTGAATCTTCTTAATAGAGACTATGAAGGAGAAATCAAAAACTTCGGTGATACCGTAAAAGTAAACCAAATTGGTGATATCACTATCAAAGATTATGTAAAAGGAACTGATATTGATGCACCAGACGATTTGGATGGTGAACAGCAGGAATTGAAAATTGACCAGGCAAAGTATTTTAACTTTGCAGTAGATGATGTTGATAACGCTCAAACAAACCCAAAACTAATGGATAAAGCCATGGAGCGTGCAGCATATTCAATGAATGATGTGGTAGATGCATTTGCAGCCAATCTATTAGCTATCAATGTACATACTGATAATACTATTGGTGATGATACAACTCCAAAAGTGCCGACAAAAGAAACTGCTTATGATTTATTGGTGGATCTTGGAGTTAAATTAACAGAAGCGAATGTTCCTACAGTGGGACGTTGGGTAGTCATTCCAGCGTGGTATCATGGTTTATTATTAAAGGATCAGCGCTTTGTTGGTAATGGTACAGATTACAACAAAGCAATCCTAGAAGGCGGTGAAGTAGGTAATGCAGCAGGCTTCACAGTTTACGTATCAAACAATGTACCTAATACTTCAAAGACAAAGTATAAGATTATTGGTGGTACAGAAGAAGCTGGCTCATATGCAGAACAGATTTTAAAGACAGAGGCATACAGACCAGAAAAAAGATTCTCTGATGCAGTCAAAGGGTTACATGTCTATGGTGCAAAGGTATTCCAGTCTAAATGCATTGCTGTATTGACTGCTAATCCTGAATAGAAGAAAGGAACTGATTTAAATGAGCTTTATTAAAAATATTAATACGGGTATCACTACAGAATGTATCAATAAAGATGTGATAAAAGTATGTAAAGCAGATCCGCTTAATTATATCGTAGAAGATGACTTAGAAGCTTTGCTATCATCTGAATCATCTAAAGAAAAATCAGCTAAGAAGAACAAACCTTTAAGCAAGATGAATATTGCAGAACTCAAAGAACTAGCAAAAGAAATGAATATTGATGCAGACGACTCTCTTACAAAAGATGAGCTCTTTGCTGTAATCAAGGCAAATAAGAATGGATAGCATCAAAAGAGATTTTAAAATTCTTACTGGAGAGACTGATAATGATATAGTCTCTCTTTTTGTTTCTAATGCTGCTAAAAGAGTTCTTATGAGAGCAAACAGATCAGAACTTATAGAACCTCTTTATGATCATGTTCTTAGTCTTGCACTTGTAAGATACGAAAGAAGAGGTAATGAAGGACTTGCATCATATAGTGAAGGTGGAGAAAACGAATCTTATCTGAAAGAAGATGAGATATTATCAGCAGTAGATAATTATCGCCTAACACCAATAGCAAGGAGAAGAAGAGATGAAGAAAAAAAGTCTGAAGAAGTTCACTCTTAGAAGATACAAACCTTATAAAGATTCTGAGGGTAATAATATCGAAGAATATGAATCCAAAAGATACGATGATGAAGCGATTATTTATCCAGCAAGTAGTTCAACGCAGTTTGAACTTTATGGGATGCGCATCCATGCAATCATGAATATGCATTATTATGGTATTTTAACGATAAATGTTCATGACATGATTATTTATGAAGGTGTCAATTATAAAGTTGTCAGTGTGCAGAAATATAAGCGTTTTAAGCACATAGAGATTGAAAGATTATGAGCAAACTAGAAAATGCAGATAGACTTATCTCAAAACTTCAGCAGATATCTGCCAATGATGCATCGGAAGTATGCACACAGTCTGTAAGACAAGGCGGATTATTGGTACAGGCACAAGCAAGACTTCTTATTACATATGTAAGTGGTGACCTAATAAGATCTGTGAAAGTAAGAAACAAAAGTACATCAAAAGGTGCAGAAGCAACTGTTTATACTAATTCTCCTTATGCTGCTTATTATGAATTCGGCACAGGGCCTAACGGTGAAGCAAATCACAATGGAATTTCACCAAATGTTAATGTGCATTATAAGCAGCAGGGATGGATGATACCTGGCGATGCGATGACGCCTGATAGAGCAGAAGGATATGGTTTTAAAGTTGTATATAAAGGTGATAAGCCTATTGGATATCTTACAAAAGGTCAGTATGCTAGACCATTCATGTATCCGGCGATGCATGACAATATAGATAAGATAAATGATAATGCTAAAAAATTGCTTATGAAAAAGCTCAAAGAAAGGTGTATATAAAATGATCAATGTAAAAGACATCGTATATAAAGAATTATCTAAGGTTTCTGAAAATGCAAGTGATGCATATCCACACAACTGGTCTATGCTCCCTGCTGTGCAGTTTGTTGAAGAAGAAAATAAGGTTGAAGAGTTCACAGATGATAAAGAACAGTCATCATATATCCGCTACAGAATTGACATATGGGATAACAACAGTACCAGTCAGACTGCATGTGATATAGATGACGTGATGACGACATTAGGATTCTTGAGAACATCATGTTCGGATGTTCCTGACCCAAGCGGATTAAAACATAAACAGATGAGATATGAAGCAATCATAGACTGCAAGAAGCAGTTTATCTATCATACAAATTAAATTAATGGAGGAATTGTTATGTTAGCAAATGGTGCTAAGTTAGAATTCAAAAGCAAGACGGTATCAACCTATACAAAATTAAAAGGATTAAAAGAATTACCAGAAATTGGTGTTGAACCGGAAAAAGTAGAAAATAGTGATCTTGATGATACACAGAAAGTTTATGAAATGGGTATCGGAGATCCAGGAGATATTACATATAAATTCAAATATGATAATACAGAAACTGACAGCCCATACAGAGTATTAAGAAAATATGAAGAGAGCGGAGAAAAATTATCTTTTAAAGAAACATTAAAAGATGGTACTACCACAGAATTCAATGGACAGATTTCATTAAAAAGAACAGGTGGAGGAGTCAATGGTGTAATTGAATTTGATATGAACATTGCATTATCATCTGCGTTTACAATCACTGACCCAATTATTGGATAAAGGAGGCATAAAATGGGAGCATTATCAGAAGGTTTAAATATTCTTGAAGAAGAAAAAGAACCTGTAAAGAAACAAGAAAAAAAACAGCCTTTCGCTTTGTGGAAGGTAGGAGATACTGAATATAAATTAAAACTCACAACTCAGGAAATTATCAGACTTGAAAGTTTGTTCAATGCAAATCTACTAAGCGTTATTTCTTCAAATACTGAAAATAATGAGATGCCACCGCTTAAAGTGATGCTGCTTATCACTCATGGTGCGATAAAGAAATACAATCATGGTATCAAAGAAAAAGATGTAATTGAATTATTTGATAAATACGAAGAAGAAGGTGGCTCACAGCTTTCATTCATGACTGATGTGTTTCTTCCGATTTTTCAGGTAAGTGGTTTTTTCTCACAGGCTCAGGCAGATACGATGAACGAAAATATCGAGGAAGCAAAAGAGCAGATGTAGAATATCAGACACTGAGCGATATGATCAATGAATTATATCCTATCGCTCTTGACTGCTGTATAAGCACTGATGCATTCTGGAATTCATCTTTTGGAGATATTATAGATGAAATAGATTCTTACAGAAGAAGAGAGAAATACAAACAGAAACAACAGGCAATACATGCTCATAACCTTGCTCAACAGATTATAGAAGGCATCAATCTTATTGTTAATGGAAATGATAATCAAAAAGAAATGCATGGTCTTTGGGATTATTATCCTGGTCTGTTCGAAGAAGAGAAAGAAAAGCATAAAAAGCAGCAGGAGTACAATGAATTTGAAAACTTCAAAGCGCAGAGAAGAAAGTTTGCAAATTATCATAACAGAAAATATGGTGGAGGTAAAAATGGATGACATTAGAGGAACTTAAAGTTATAATCTCCGCTGAAACAAGCAAATTCAATTCTTCATTGAATGATGCAGTCAATCAGACAAAAAGCGCAAGTAAAAACATAAACAATCAAACCGATATCATAAATAATGCTTTTGGAAAAATCAAATCTGCATTCACCTTTGCTGCAATTGGTACAGCAGCATACAAAGGTACTAAGGCGTTGATTGGATTAGGTAGACAAGCAATAGGCATAGCATCAAATCTTACCGAAGTACAGAATGTTGTTGATGTAGCATTTGGTGATATGTCATGGAAAGCTGAAAAGTTTGCCAGCAACTCTATTCAGCAGTTCGGTATGAGTGAGCTCAGTGCAAAGAAAACGGCCTCTACATATATGGCAATGGCTTCAAGCATGGGCCTTGGAGCAAACAAAGCAAGTGACATGGCAATATCTCTTGCTGGATTAACAGGAGATGTTGCATCTTTCTATAATATTTCTCAAGAATTAGCAGATGTGAAATTGAAATCTGTATTCACCGGAGAAACTGAGACTTTAAAAGATCTTGGCATCGTAATGACACAGACAAATCTGCAGCAGTATGCACTATCTCAAGGTATTACAACAAATATCAACAATATGAGCCAGGCAGAACTTGTTACTTTAAGATATAACTATGTTATGCAGCAGTTGTCACTTGCACAAGGAGACTTTGCTAGAACAAGTGGCACATGGGCAAACCAGGTCAGAATACTACAGGAACAATGGAAACAGCTTCTTGGCATTATTGGTAATGGCCTTGTTGCGGTTTTTACACCTGTTATCAAAGTGCTTAATACAGTGATTGGAAAGGTTATTACCGTAGCAAATGTTATTGCGGGTGTTTTTGGCAAATTATTTGGTAAAAAGTCCAACTCTGCAAAAGCTAGTACAAAACAGACAACTAAAGCAATTAATTCTGTTGGAAATTCTTCAAAATCAGCAGGAAGTTCTATGAAATCTGCGGGCAACTCTTCTAAAGGTTTAAATAAATCGCTTAAAGGAACAGAGGGACAGGCCAAAAAGACCGCCAAGGCTTTAGGCACACTGGCCTCAATAGATGAGATAAATAATATCGATTCTTCGGATTCATCAGGAGCAGGCGGTTCAGGAGGAAACGGAGGAACAGGAGCTGGCGGTGTCGGTGATGGTGGCTATGATATTGGTGGAATTGATTGGGGAGAAGGAGAAGACAAAGCAGATAAGGGCAGTGATAAGATTTCGAAAGCAGTAGATAAAATTCTGAAAAAACTTAAGGAATTAAGAAAATGGTTTGATGAAAATCAGCCTGTTATTATCGCATTGATTGCTGGCATTGTAGCCGGCTTTTTAGCATTTGAGACAATAATGCATTGGGGAGCTATTGTTTCTGCTGTTACGGCTCTTATTGCTCCTTTCCAGCAGTTGTGGCTGGCAGTTTCAAACTGGGGAGTACTGTCTGTTATTCAGGGAGTACTAGGAACAACAGCAGGAGCTGCTGCAATTGTAGCAGTAGCAATCGGTGCAGTTGTTGCTGCATTGGTTTATCTTTATCAGACAAGCGAAACGTTTAGAAAAATTGTGATTGATGCAGTGAATGCATTAATGGAGATATTAAAAAATATTTATAAGAATATTCTTCAGCCATTATTCTCTTTCCTACTTGATGTGTTCAATACAATCATAGTGCCTATTGCAACATTTCTTGCAAAAGTATTTGTGAAAGCTGTCGAGGCAGTTGCAACTGTTGCATTATCATTCTGGAAGAATATTATGGCTCCTCTTGCTAATTTCCTTGTAACTATTCTCAGCATTGCATTAAAAGGTGTAATAGAGATGTGGGAATCAATGAAGCCAGTTATTAATACGGTAGGTGATGTGATCAATTTCTTATGGAAGAATATCCTTTCTCCTCTCGTTGATTTTGTTGTAGGAAATTTAACTAATTCCTTCAAAACGTGGGGAAATATTATTTCAAAAATTGTTGCATCTGTAACTAAAATTTTCCAAGGATTAATCGATTACTTTGTAGGTATGTTCACGCACGATGCAGACAAAGCATGGAAGGGAATTCAACAGATCTTTGAAGGGTTCAGCGGTTTCCTCAAAACTATCTTTTATACAGATTGGACAAAGAGTCTAGGTCTTTTGGGGGTCGGCTTAAATGGATTCCTGGCAAAAGTGAAATCAATCTGGGAAATGGCAAAAGGTGTATTCAATGGTATTATCACATTCATCAAAGGTGCTTTTTCAGGTAATTGGAGAAAAGCGTGGGAAGGTGTAAAACAGATATTCCATAGCGTTATTTCTGGTTTGGGAAATATATTCAAGGCACCATTGAATGCAATTATCAGTGGGATTAACACGTTCATCAGGGGGATTAATAAGATTAAGGTCCCTAATTGGGTTCCAGGAGTTGGTGGCAAAGGATTCCATATTTCTGAGGTGCCTAGACTGGCAAAAGGTGCTGTTGTAGATAGAGCTACACCTGCAGTCTTTGGTGAGGCAGGACCAGAAGCAGTTATTCCTTTACAGAGAAATACAAGAGGTCTTGATATGATTGCTGAGAGACTTATTGAAAGAATGCCTGTCCAGGAAGGTGGAGGAAATGCCACTTATGTTATTAATCTGGTATTAGAAGATGGCAAGGTTATTACCAAAATGGTAATTGATAACATCAAAGATTATGAAGCACGTACAGGAAAGCCTGTATTTGACTATTAGGAGGTGCTACTTATGGCAGATGAAGCGAAAATAAAAGTTAATGGTACAGCACTTCCTACACCTTCTGAAATAAGTGTAGAGATTAGTGATCTTGATAGCGATAGTGTCAGACCGGTATCTACTGGTGTATTGAGAAGGAACAGAATTCGTGCAAATATGCTGAAAGTGACCTTAACGTACAAAATAACGCCTCTGACAGATGTTATGTCACTTCTTAAAGCATTAACACCATCGACTTTTACTTGTGAGTTATATATCCCTGATCATGGCATAAGAGGAACCAAGATAATGTATGCAGGGAATAAAAAATATAACTACAAAAGAGTTAAGACAGGAATAAAAGCAGAATCATTCTCTGTTTCTTTAATAGAGGTGTGATACTATGCTTATTAAATACGGAAATAATGATGTAACAGACAGACTTCTTGATTATAAGATGTCTGTCTCTTTTGCTGACTGCCGTATGATAG